TGTGACTCCTAATCCTGATAAACAAGAGCAGCCATTGTCTAGATTAAAAGAAGCTATGGGTATGGCGAAAGAAGAGGTAGATCAAGCAGCAGATAACGTAATCAACAACTACCGCAAGGAGGAGTAATGCATTATTACTCCTTTAATATTGGCGATTACATGAGCCACACCGCACATTTATCTTTAATGGAGGACTTAGCATATCGTAGATCTATTGATATCTACTATTTGCATGAAAAACCATTACCCGAAGATGCAAGTATGGTGGCTCGTTTAGTTAGAATGCCTGATCATGTAGTAGAAGTAAAAGTTATTTTAGAAGAATACTTTACTTTAGAATTAGGCAAGGGATGGACTCTTAATAGAGCAGATGAAGAGATTGATAAGTATAAAAAGAAAGTAGAAGCATCATCAAGGGCAGGTAAACTATCTGCTCTTGCTAGAGCTAACGCTAGTTCAACGACAGTTAAACCAAACAATAAACAAGAAACATTAAACAAGAAACAAGAAACAAATATAAAGCGACCACGCAATGTAAGTAAAAAAACATGGGATGATTTCTTAGTTCATAGAAAAAACAAGAAAGCACCATTAACAGAAACTGCTTTAAAAGGTATAAAGAATGAAGTTAAGAAAACTTCTATTAGTTTGGAGGATGCATTGGTTATGTGCCAAGCAAGAGGATGGCAAAGTTTTAAATCTGATTGGATTGAAAAAGAACAAAAATCTTTTGCTACAACTAACTACGGTGAGGGGGTACAAAAGATATGAATGATTTTATAGATTGTGCTGCTTACAACTGGCCTAATTGGTCACACTTACAACGAATGGATTTTTTAAGAAGTTTACGTTTGCATATTATTGCAGAGAAAAAACGAGAAGAAAAAGAACAAGCTTTTAAAGAATTTCTTTTTGAGCAATGGTTTAAACAAAAGGAGGAAGAATGTTAGAAAATCTCATCAACAAGGACAGGCCAACAAAACAAGTATTATGTATTAAACATAATGTTGCCTATACTTCAACAAATTATATTGGTGAGCATTGGACAGAGTGTCCTAAATGCATGATTGAAATTAGGGATGCAGAAGCAAAGAAACAAATAGAGCGTGACAAAGAAGCTGCATTAGAACGTGAGCAGCGTAGATGGATGTCAAAGATAAAAGGTGCAGCTATACCAGAACGATTTAAAGATCGGACATTAGATAGCTACAAGGCAAAGACAAGTGGTCAACAGAAGGCATTAGCTTTTGCTAAAGAGTATGCAGAAAACTTTGACCAAGTAATAAAAACAGGACGTTCTGCAATCTTTGTTGGCAAAGTGGGTACAGGCAAAACCCATTTGGCAGTAGGCATTGCGTTGAGCATTATGCAACAACAACGGTCACCAGTATTTGTCACCGTACAGCGTCTTATAAGAAGGGTTAAGGACAGTTGGAGAACAAAAGAAGAAACAGAAAGCGATGTGATTAATGCATTTGCATCGCCTGATTTATTAATACTGGATGAGGTAGGTGTGCAGTTTGGATCAGAGTTTGAAAAACAAATATTGTTTGATGTATTAAATGAGAGATATGAAAAACTTAAACCATCTATTTTATTATCAAATATTCCTAGCGAACAATTATCGGATTACCTTGGTGAACGTGTAACTGACAGGTTGCGTGAAAACGGTGGTGCATTAATTGGATTTAATTGGGATAGTTACAGGAGAAACAATGACAATACCTAGTACTTATATGGTTAAACAAATTATGTCTATTGAATGTCGTGATTGGTTTTTAAACAAACATTACGCAAAAAGAATGCCATCTATTACAGTTGCTTTTGGTTTATATAAAGACCATACATTGCAAGGTGTTTGTACATTTGGAATGCCACCTAGTCCAACTTTGTGCGAAAGTGTAGCAGGGAAAAAATATAAAGATAAAGTTATAGAGTTAAATAGACTATGTGTTAGTGAAGGATTACCAAGAAATTGTTTAAGTTATTTTGTAAGTAAAGCAATTAAATCCATAAAAAATTTTGAAATTATAATTAGTTTTAGTGACACTAACATGAATCATAATGGCTACATATATCAGGCTTGTAATTTTTTATATACAGGAACAACAGTTTTTACAAAACAATTAATAGATCAAAAAGGTGACGAGTTTCATTTTAGAAACTTAGCTCATGTACAAGAAAAGTTAAAAGGTACAAATATAAAACATAAAAAAAGAAGAATAAATGAACTGAATATAGATAGGATTTTAATAGCTAATTTTCTTAGAAAAAATAAAGGTCAGTTTACGGCTAATCAATTAGATAAAATTTTTGGATATAAAGATACTGCTGCACATTGGTTTAGGTTAGACAAAGGATTTAGTTTTCCAACAGTTGACGATTGGATAAAATTAAAACAAATATTAAATTTTGATGATTCATTAGATAATCTTATGATTAATTACGAATGGTATCCTGACAGACAAGAAGTAATAAAAAAATTGAATTTACAGATAAGAGACGCACGCCCGAAACATAGATATTTGTTTATAAAAAAAAGTAAAGACAGAAACAAAATATTAAAAAATTTAAATTTGGATATTTGTCCTTATCCAAAAGGTAAAAACAAAAGATATGACGCATCATATCAACCAATTACACAAGGAGTATTATTCTAATGAAAGCACACACAGAAGATAGAATTAATTCTATTAGTCATCGCATTTCAGATTTAATTTTTTTGTTAAATCAACTTGAAAAAGAAAATCCAAGAAATGTAGAGCCAGATGGTACTGGACATTTTTTTGAGTACCGACTAGCCCAATATCAAAAAACACAAAAGCCATGACAAAAGACAAACTAAACACAGGTGACTTGTGGTTTAATCCAAACGAGCCAGAAAAATTAGCAGTATTTAAAAAAAATAAATGGGAAAAATTTACACCAGAATTGTCAGATAAACAAAAAGACATTTTGCAAATTGCAAATTACAGGCAGCAATTAGCAGAACTAGAAACACAGTTTTGGTTTAATGATTTACCAACAAAAGAATACATGGTTAGATTTGATGGAATAAAAAAACGCATACATGAATTAGAACATAAACATAGAACTGCATGGGAAAAATTTATTTATCTTATAAAAAAATTATTTAAAAAATTATGATTGAAATAGTATTAGGTTGGCCACCATCAGATCTATCGCCAAACAAACGATTGCATTGGGCGAAGTTAGCAGCAGCTAAAAAAGAATATAGAAAAGATTGTTTAAGTGCATCAAGAGAACAACTAAAAAAATATCGTGGGGTATATGAAAACATCCCAGAAAAATTGGTTTTAGAAATGACGTTTATTCCACCAGACAGAAGGAGTTATGACCGTGACAACTTAGTTGCTAGAATGAAGTCAGGTATTGACGGATTGTCTGATGCACTACGCATCAACGACAAACGATTTAATACTGTTATTTCAACTATGGATACTGACCGCTACGGTGGTTTTGTCCACATACGCATACTACAGGAAATTCCTTATGGCACGAAAGATCAAAAACCTATCCGTCAAGACACGAGAGTACAAAGATAGGGATGGCAATGCAAAAGCAAACTGGCAAAACATTGGAGTCATTATGGAAAATGACCAAGGCAAGCAATTTATTCTTATTGATAGATGGGTAAATTTAGCAGGGTTGCCTGACTTTAGTGACAAACC